ACTAATCCAAACTGACTGACACTCTTTTCAGCAATTCCCTTCATGCTTTTTCTCACAGCTTTGTCTATTTCCTCGTTCAAAATCTCTGCGGCTTTTGCAAAATAATCTTCACTTCCTAACTCTAAAGGTTGATAACCATTTGGCATTTTATTTTCCTCCTTAATTTAAATTAGCAATTTTATCTTGAAAATATTTTTTCCAATATTCTCTATTTGCGTTTACTTTAACATTGCAATTATGGCAAAGAGTAGTTAAATTTATTGGGTCTAAATTTTCCTTATCATAATCTATATGATGAACACAATGAGCTCTTCCATTTTGCTTAACACTACATTTTTGACATATATAATTATCTCTCCTTCTGATTAGTTCTTTTAATTCTCTATTAAAATTAAACGGATAACCTTCTTTACTAAGACCACCCTTCCAGTTAGAACTCAAAGAACCTTTTTTGTCGTAAAATGGGTGTTTATTGCCAGCACACAAACCTATATGACTTTTTCTTCTTTTTTCGTTACTTTCTTCTGTATGTTTATATCCTAAACTTCTTTTATTTCCTATCAGAGTTAACCTTATTTTTTCTTTATGGTTTTCGGATAATTTTCTTCCTGTGAAGGCAATACTAATTTTCTTTCGTGTTTTTATAGAAACTTCGTGGCCAAATTTTCTCCCTGTCATATATCACCTACACGCTTTCCACATAATTGTATAAGTTACATTTACGGCTCCAAAATTTATCGTAAACCCATCATTATTCATAGAAACGAAAGTAGCATATATGAAAATAGAACCAACAGTATCAACTACATGAAGACATCTGGTAATTGAGCGTTCACAGTATTCAGCTCCTGTATTTATCCCAGATGTTGATACTGCTCCCTGATTTCCATTATAATCCATCCAACCATTTGCAGTTATTGAATAAGCGGTAGCTTCCATTCCAATCATAAAGTCAACATATCTCGGCTTAAATCCAAGTCCTGTTACTGAATAATTGCCAGTATCTGCTGGACAAGTAAAAGAACCGACTTTGACTTTTATTCCTTCTTCAAGTTCTGCTATTCGTTTTTTAGAAGTGCCAGTATCCAGATAAATATTCTCAATCTCGGAGTTCAACGGAGGATTTTCGGGATATTGGTATTGCTTTGCCCCATAAACTATTGCAAGGATTGAAAGGATTAAGAATATCGATAGAAGTTTCTTCACGGTTCACTTCCTCCCGGGCTTGGTTGAAAACCACAATCTATCCTATAAAGTTCGAATGGTTGATTTTCGCCATTGTTTGAAACTTTGAATCTAAAGAACTTTCCTCGCGCTTCCGAGCTTATGTGTCTCTCATCAGTTGCTATCGCCACTCCTGAAGAAAGCCAAACATTATAACTATTAAGAGTATTCCCAAAATCAGTTATGTATTCTAACTTTAATGGATATGCTCCCACTTTCTTAGCAACAGTCCATATCTTCCTCAATGTCTTATCTTTATAAGGAATCCCCAAATCATAATCTTTTGACTGCCAGTAGGAATTTATCGGTTGCAAATCATCTGAATATCCTATATCCTGTTCGTAAAGCCAACTACCATTTGCTGTCGTTGTTGAACTTCCAGTATAAAGTTTTTCATTGTAGATAACCGCCGAATCTGCTCCTATATCATTTTTAGTCCAAGCACCATCTTCATTGAGAACTAAATCAATATCGTTTACATCCGAACCTGAAGTCATAGCGAATAGATGGTATCTGTCATCATAGACTACTGAAGCAGGACTTGAGCCTGAAAAAGCACCAGCCCACCAATAAATAGCTACATCTTCTAAAGTAGGGTTTTTAGTTCCATCAGTTGTATTGAAGATTGATTTCCATTGGACATAGCGATTGACTAAACAAGGAATTAAACCACTGGGAACGACATCATACCAACTTGTGCCATCAATGGCACCCGACCAAGTAGATGACCGAACTTGATAACTTATTATTTGTCCATTCAAGGTATGATTAGGAACGAAATTTCCCCAATTAGTTATTTGCGTTCCGCAGTCGTGATATTGAGAAGTAAAATTGCCATCTTGAGTAACATAGTCAACACTTACATCATAAATTGTTGGAGTAGCATTACCAGTTCCAGTCAAAGTTATATCATATTGAACTTTTGTTCCTGGAGTTAAGTTAATCTTATTTCCGTCAGTTACTGTAACAAAACTACTCCAATCACCATCTACATATCTTCTGACTTTATAAGTAATTCCTGAACCTGTATCGTCTTCGTGAAAGTTGCCAAAAGCAGAAGTTATACTTAAATCTTTTTCTTGAGAACGGAAGTATCCAGATGCGGGATAATGTTTTTCGTAGACTTTAAAAAGATGGTCGTAAGAAGTAGTATGTCCTCCTATTGAATTCCAAGCATTACCATTAGAATATGGGTTACCTGTCGCATAACTCCAATTCTGCGAATCGGTCATTTTATCTAACCAAATCCAGTATCTGACACCTCCATTAACAGCTTGGTCCGTAATATCAAAATCTTCCCATCCCCAAGAAGTAACAGAAATTGTTTTTGTTTGAAGTGTTATTCCTGGTGAATTATTATTATCAGATTTTAATCTTAAAGTATAATTACCATTTCCACCTACATATATTGAAATTTTTGTAATAAAGCAATTTTGGGAAGGTTTAAAAGATTGAGCTCTATCGGGAATTAGACCCCAATTGCCAATCCAAGTAGTTTGCTGTTGATCTATTGCCTCATCACTAAGGATAAGTTTAATCTCATCATTAGAAGTATCAATATTAGTTTTTGTTACTCCAGCACCAAAATCAGTAGTCGAAGTTTCTATCCAATAATCCGAATCTAATCTAATCGTGCAAGGAACTGTTGTTGTATCAACATTTACAGAAGTTCCCTCTGTAAAAAGAGTTTCATTCCAAGAATATGAAGAGGCAAAACTTGCCTGTTTCAAGTCCTCAATAGTATTCCCAATCTTATCGCCAACAGGAGTTACTGCTACTCCATTAGTAGCGTAGACATTATCTTTGCCGAGAAAGACTTGAACAGTCATTCCTTTAAGTCTGAAATTCTGAATAGCGCGATGATTGATACAGCCTATTTCTGAGGAGAGATTTACAAGAGAGGGAACGAAATAGACATCTTCTTCGGTAGTAACTTGTGTTCCGACAACTTTCCACGCCGAGTTAGTTTTGTAGACAATTGGTGAACCCTGTAACTTTCCTAATCCTGTTATCTCGCCTTCCCCAGGGATATAAACCCAATCCCAAGTAGTATCATCTGCTAAATCAGAATAATAAAGTCTGTTCGGATACCCAGAAGCATAACCAACCCAAAGTCTATATCCTTCCTCTATTATGAATCTTCCTCTGGGAACTGTTGTAACTGCTGTACAACTATCATAGGCAGTAAACTTTTGGGCCCAAGTAGATCCGTCAACACAATAAGCAGTATCGCCGATATTAGCCCAGTTGACATCATAGGTTGTAGACATTCCAGATTTAACAGAACTGAAAGTTCCTGCATCATCTGAACCCCAAATAGTTCCACTACTGACAGCCCACATATATTCAGACCCATCGGATTTTTTTAATCGGTGTAGACTTGTAATTGGGTAATCGAAAACAGAGGCTGGAGTTGAATACCAGTAAATCGTAACATTATTAACGATTGGAGTTTGACTGCCTGTTGAAGTTAAGGTAGAAATCCCTTGAACATACTGGTTGACTGGAGCAGTGATATTATTCCCTGATTGAACCTCATACCAATCGGCAATTGCTAATCCGCCAGAATAAGAAGAAGTCCTGACTGCGTAGGTTATTGTCTGTCCATTGAGAGTATCATTCGCTTCTAATCTTCCCCATTGTTGAATATCTGAGCCACAATCATAGGATTGAGAAATAAAAGAGCCAGATGGGAAATAGGCTTTCACATAAATCTTGAAGGCTAAATCCGTAGTAGTATAATGAGTCCCGTTTTCCCAATAATTACCATATGGATAAAGACTCCCATCTGGGCACGTATTGTATAGGTTATAAGACTCTCCCACATTTCCACCAATCTTAGGAATATAAATCCAATAACGAGTATCTGCTAACAAGTCTATATCATCTATATCAAAAATATGCCACGCCCCAGTCGCACTTATTGTACTGGAGGATACAGATAAAGAAACTAAAGAACCCACTGGAGAATTATTATCATCTGTAGCTATATGGATCGTAAAATCTTCGGAAACGGAAGAATATCTATATAAATATAAAGCTATCTTAGTACAGGTACCTTCTTCTTGAAGTTCAAAAGATTGCCCCAATGGTCCGGCATAGGTATAACTACCTGAACTCTTTGGGTCTGGTTGTTGTTGATTTATTGCCTCTGTTGTTTTAGCAATTCTGAATGTTCCTGAAGCAGTATAAGTATCAATATTGACTAAAGTTCCAGCATTCCAATCTTCTGCGGTGTCTTGAAGCCAAGAGTTTGAGGTAGTCGTTGTTGAGTTTGCTTTTTGGTAGCCCTTTCTCTTGCTAATTCCTTTTTCAATCTCGTCGACATAAACATTCAAGAGGTCGGTTGCTTCGTTGTCGGCAAGTTCCCAAGTGGAAACATCGTCGTTTAACCCACCTGAGAAGTCGTTAATAGAAATCCATTTGAGGTCTTGAGCAAAAGAAAGGTTGACAAATAAACAGAGAAATGTTAAAATAATCCCAGTCAATAAGGGAGCGGTTTTTTTATGCCAAAAATCGGCGGTGAGTAGGGTTAGAGAATTTAATCGTTCTCTTATTGACGACCTGAAAACCGCCTTTAATTTTAGGAGGGAATTATGCCAAGAGGAATTTATCCGAGAATTAGTGAAATGAGAGATAAACTTGGTAGATTTATAAGTGGCAAAAAAATTAAGAAGGTTTGTAAAACTTGTGGTAAAGAATTTTGGGTTAATCCTTGTGTAAATGCTAAATATTGTTCGAGAAAATGTTTTCGGAATGGTAAAGAATGGAAAATAAAAATAGGCAAAGCGAATTCTAAAACTCTTAGGAAGTTTTGGGATTCCCCAGAAGGTATAAAGCGTAGGAAAGAAATGACTGGAAGAAAACTTCCTATAAAAATTAGAGAAAAATTGTCTGAAAGTCATAAAGGATTGTATTGTGGAAGTAAACATCCTGGATGGAAAGGTGGAAAAATTAAAGATAAATCTGGTTATATTCTTTTGTTTCGACCTAATCACCCTTTTGCAAATAATAGCGGTTATGTTCGAGAACATCGTTTGAAAATGGAAGAACATCTCGGTCGTTACCTTAGACCTAAAGAAAAGGTTCACCATAAGAATGGTGTTCTTGATGATAACAGAATAGAAAATCTTAAATTGTTTACTAATCAATCTGAACATATAAAATTTGAAATTCTTCAGAAATTTCCCACACTTTCTGAATTTGGAAAAACTATTTTGAAATATAAAAAATCTCATCAAAAATCTCCTAAGGAGCATTAATTTGCACTCCACCAATCGGAATTATTCGTGAAGTTTTGCCTTTAATTTCAATTCTTGGTTCACTTCTTATGAAGGCTAATCCGTCCCGCCAAACTTGCCACAATCTATCCCACGAAACCAGTTCACGATCCTCCATTTTTCCTCGCAATACTGCGTAGTCCTTGATATAATCCCACGCTTTAGGATAAATCTCAGGAATATCTGAATCACTTGTGAAATCGTTCAATGGTAAACAAGAGTAGACAATATACATTCCGTTTGCACTCAACCACGAAGCACTGGGTGGTGGCACGAATCCGATAGTTCCCGCCGGACCCACATAAAATTTTGTCGGAGTCTCGCTTGTCCTACCTCTCCAATAAGCGTCATCCCTGTCCATCTCACGAGGCATAGTAGGTTCTAATGCCTTCTTGCTTGTGCTTGTTCCACCATATACAGAAAATATAGCCAAGACTTCTGTATTTGGAATAAGAGTACTCAGAACTTGTTCAATCGTATCTGCTACCATTAGAGAAGAAACATCGCCCGTTTGCTTCTGTAAACAGTCCGTGCGTCGTGCTATCTCACGCTGACCTTCTGAAGCCCAACCACGCAACATAGCCTTACCGAAGTGGCCAAAGTTAGGGTCTTTGAGGTCTATTGCTGCCTGCGAAATTATATCTAAAACATTCTCCATTATCTTCTCCTCTCAAACTCTCTCTTTATCCAAGAAATATCCGTCTGTATCTGGCTTAACTGCATTCTGATTTCAGTATAATCTCCCTCCATTCTATTTATCCTCGCTTCCGATTGCGACTTAGCAGTAAAGAGATAACCGATAACAATAGTCAATAGAATGATTGCTCCCCAAGTGATTCGATAAGTAACTTTACTATTATTATTCCTTCTATCTGGTATCAGGTTTCCATCCCCATCCTTGATTTTCTTCGGCATTTTCTACTCCTATTCAAGCATAAGAATTTGCGGTTGAACTGGCTTTGCTGTTGGTGGTGGTTCTCCTGTTGTCCCCGTGCCATATAATGCTAATTTATCCTCTGTGTATGTGCTTCCAAAAGTAAAGTTATCCATAGGAAACTCCTGACCATAATCTAAAAGGACATCACTTCCGCCCGATGTATCTCGCTTAAGAGCACAAGTAGTGTAACAACCAATAAAGTCCCCAGCAGTTATAGCGAAGGCGACAAAATCACCTGGAGCATTAAATATATTTGTTCCCACAACAACAGTGAATTCTCCTGAACTTCCACCAGAATCAAACTCACCAGAAGCAACCTCGGTAAGTGCATATACAGTTACTTTATCTCCACTTCCTATACTGCTTACATACATCTCTATATGGTCAATTGTCCCTGTTGCATTTGCAGGATTCCCTCTTGACATTAAACTATAATTATTACCAATCCAAGTACCGTACTCTTCAGCAAGGTCTCCAACATCAATAGTCTCCGAGAAGGCAATCCTAACCATAAATAAGAGAAGGACAATACATATAGCAAAACAGATTAGGGAAAGTTTTTTCATAGTTAGTCCTTTGCTCCCCTGTATTTGAACATAAACCTATCCACATTCCCGGATACGGAAGTAATGACAAGAACTAAAGCACTATCGGCTGGAACGGTAAAATCACTTGCAGTTCCTCCTGTCCATACATCAGGTAAAGCAGTAACATCACCACTCCAAATATCAGTTCCTGCGGATTCAATACCGGCTATCGTTCTTTGCTCTATCATAAAAACTACATTCGTTCCACCGATTATCTGGGCGCTTATCGTTGAAATTGTTACTGCGTAACTCCTGAATGGAGATATAAGAGTGGCTATTGTGCCGAGTGCGTTAGGAGTAGAAATACAAACAGCATAATCGTAAGTATCTATAAGTTTTCTGGCATTAGAAGTTACCTGTCCAGATGAGGATAGACTGCCGACTGTGGCGTTATTCGTTACTGCAAGCGAACTCAATGTTAGTTTGTAATTGCTGGAGTCATCCTCTGATTTTTTGAGATAAGTCGAATCAGCCGTCGTGGTATCAAGGAAGTGGGTATATGCGTATCCGCTTAATGCTTCCGAATTATCAACGATATCATTTGCTCCTGTATCATAAACTGCTTTCGTCATATCCCCTGCACCTGCTGGAGTTTCCCAAGTCCCTGAAGATGTCCAAGACTTGAAGTATTTACCAGTCTCAAAGGCTACAGGAGTATCGGTAAGGCCTAAAAAGGTTGAGCTTCCTCCCCCACCGCCAAATGCCGAGGTCGAAGTAAAGACCGTCCCATCGGAACATTTGAACTGACTTGTGGCATATATTGTTGTCCCTTGAATGAGCTCTCCCTGAAAAGTGTCATCTGTCTGAAGTAAATTAGCACCACCACGATAAAGACTTGTATCTACTGCTCCATATGGATGAGACCACCAACCTATCACACCTGTTTTTGTAATGCTAAATCTTTCAGAATACCCATCATGTATAACAAGAGAGTTGCCAGTGCCTTCATTCCTTATATTAAGAGTAACGCCAGTATCTGCCCCATAGGCATTGAGGTATAAAAGAGGATGTGTAGTGCCATCGCCACTTCTTTCAAAAAGACCAGCACTTCCAGTTGCAGATGCACCAGTTATACCTGTTCCAAAATAACCTGTGCCTGTTGTTGTGAGGTTAAATGTGCCGTTTGTAATGTTGACTGACTCGCCATCGAGATTGACATAAAGCCCATCAGTAGTAGCGCTACTTATTAGAACATTATCAAAAATATCTAATGCTTTTTGGGTAGTAGTAGTTGTGGAAGAGAGAATGTTATCAAAATTAGAAGTATTGGTTCTAACCTGCGATGCTCTTGTCTTGATAGGCCAGACTGGGGCGAGAGCAATGGAAGGAAGGAATAAAAGAAAAATTAAGAGGATAATCTTTTTCATTCTTCAACCTCTAATTTGCAGGTAAATGCCTCATTAGCACTTGCACCTGAAATTACAACAGTGTAAATTCCTCTGACCGGCAGAGCAACCTGTTCAACTAACGACCCTGTCATTGGTTCACTTTCATAAATAGCAATGCCATCGCTATCGTTGATAGTTAAAACAAAAGCAGTCGTTACAGTAGTGAATTTGCAACGGACTGCTCCTAAAACTCCGTCGATATAGGGAGTGTTACCAGTATAAGCACCACCTACTGTTGCCCCAACAACTTTGACTGGATTCACTATAATCAAGACTTATCTCCTTAGAGTCCCTGAATAATCGCCGAAATCGTATCCATAGTATTTTTGCCATCGATGGACATAAGATTAAGGCTTTTTAATAGAGAAGTAAGAGTTTCTTTTAATCGAGATTTTGCGGAAGCAATCTTTTTCTCATTCGTTCTCTTATCCTTCTGAACCTTCGCTTCCATCTCCGTAACTTCTTCCCTCATCTTCCCAATCTCTGCAATGTTCTTGCTATGTAACTCGTTGACTTCTGCGTTTCTCTCTTCAATTTTGCTAAGTTCGTTCTCGGTTCTCTCTTTGACTTTGTTAAGTCCACTTGCAATCTTATTTCTCTCCTCTTCCAAATTCTCTATCTCTTTAAGAACTATCCGTTTGCGGTCTTTGTGTACTTTGATATCACGGATAATACTGCCTTTCTCTTGCCCTAAATTACTAATCTGCATTTCAAGAGATTGCCTTTGAGCAATTAGTTTGTCTGTGCCAAGCGTCATTTTACACCTCCCTTATTCGTATGTGAGTTCGTAAATACTTACCGTCGTGGTGTTAATAGCGATTGCATAAATATCACCAGTAAAGAACTCAAAAGTAAGACTATCGGTGGTATGAAGTTCCCAGACAGTAGTTGCGTATGTCGTGATATTTACATCATAGCCGATAAGAACTGTTTCTGCTTCAGAACCATCATTTTCGATAGTAATATCTCTCCTACTGCCTCCTGTAATATCAACTGCAGTGGGCGTAGTAGTGCTTATCAAAATATTTCTTGTAGGAGAAAATCTGGTTGCGAAATCTGTTAGGTCAGCTCCATAAAGCAAAACTGTTCCTGCGAGAAGCAAGATAACTATACAGAGAGTAATAAACCTCTTCATAGTTGCCTCCTTATTCAGTTTTTTTACTTATTGAATATACCTAAGGAAAATCCACCAGTTTGTTGCACCACCGACAAGACCACCAGCTTTGACCGCTATACAATCGCCTGCTGCGTCCATCGCTGTATAAGTTGCCGCACCATCAATCACTCCGGCGACCCCACCGTCTATCGTCAGTGTTCCCGTGTCAACTGCCTTAATATAGTATACTATCCCCTCACAAGTCTCTGCATTAGGAAGGGTAACAGTAAGGTCTTTATAGCTACTGTTAATAGCTACATACCCTGCCTGGGCAGCTGTCAAAGTAAAAGCGGTGGTAGTGGTAATAAGCTCATAGCTCTCAGTAATAGATTCCGTTACTGTCAACTTCCCTGAAACAGTAGCATCATCACCAACTGCCAAATCGCCACTCATTGTAATATCGGCAGGTTTCAAACTGTCGCTACCAATATTGTAACTACCGGTAACACCGGGAAGTAAATGTCCTGAAGAATCCACTCTCCAAGGGCCAATATCCCAATAGTCGGTGATTAGCGCTCCCACTCTCATACTGACTAAACCTAAAGTCAAAGCAATAACGAAAATAGCCAGTAAAATCGGAATTCGTAAAGTTAGAAACTTTCTCATTTCTTGTTTACCTCCTTTTCTTTTTTGGTCTTCCTGCTTTCTTCTTCTTAACTTCAGGAAGAACTTCTGCTTCTTCTTCTACAAACTTTTCAACCTTTACATTGAGAATCTTGTTAATCTCACTTTCAGATTCCTCAAAGGTAAATTCCTTCAAGCCATCTGTTGGGTCTGTTTTGACTTTGATTATTGTGCATCCCTCATCATTCTGAAGTCTCTCAGAAAGTTCCTGGTCTTTCGTTGCATAATTGTCGACTTTTTCGTCCGCCATACTTTTCACCCCCTAAAAAGTTTCTGGAATTTCTCAACAGCCTTCTGCGTTCCAGCAGAAGCTTGCAAATCTTCCTGCCATTGACGACAGCGTTTACAAAGCTTTTGAGTTCCGCGTTTCTCTAATGGAACACCTGCTTCGCCACAATAGTCGCAAGTGCCTCTGACATTTGGGATAGACATTTCTTCACCTCACTGGCCGAGGCAGACTTATTAAGCCCGCCCCGACCAATTGAAATCAGAATTAAGCTGATGTCTCGGCATTACAAGCTACCCAGAATCTCCAGTTGTCAATCTTCAAACCGAAACGAACCCAAATATTCGCTTTAAAGGCTTTGGTGTCTTCATCCTGGAAGTAGTCTAAAATGGTGTCTTCTCTGTCCATCGCAATCAAACCCTTATGAGCACAGCCCAAGAACCAAGCGTTAGTATCCGTCAAGTAAGCATTCCACACAACTAAATTGACAATGTTCCGAAGAACATTTGTCGTGTTGGTGGTTACATATGGTTCTTTTTCGGACTTCAGAATCTCCTCAGCAGTAAACTTTAAGCTCGCTGGAACTAAGAGAGTATCAGGAATGATTGAAACTGGTAAATCCCTTTCATTCCTATTGTTCGTTACTGTCATAAGGTCGTAGGCGATCTTCAGGTTTGCTCCTGTCAAGGCTGCTGATGCTATGGCGTTGTAGTATGTTCCGCCTCCCTTTGAACTTCTCTTAGCACCAGTAGGCGTGAACAGACACTTACCGTCATAGATAACATTTCCCGAAGGGTCAGTAAATCCAGCAACGGAAGCATTAAACATAGCATCTCCAGCAGTATATGCACCTTTGTTGAAGACATCCGCATAGAACGCTTCCTTTGTTGCTTGAACTGCTTCGCCCCAAGTTCCAGCTGTTTCTTTCAGTATGTTCTCGATGTAACTCTTAGGGAAGTCATCTACTGTTTGTTTGCTGAACTTGATACCATCAGTAAAGGTGTCGTTCTTGCCATATACAGGATACCCTTCCATCGGGTCTCTGTACTGGATTGACTGCATCTCAGCGGATTGCTTCTGAAGTTTACCCATCCCAACTCCTGAAACCGATGCTTCATAGGCTGCTTTCGATTCCTTCTTCCTGAAAATCTTATCGTGAACGGAAGGAAGTTGGTCATACGATTCGTAATACCAATCGTATAACTTCTCCGTTATTGCGTGAGTATAATCAGTTCGTATTGCCATTTCTTTTTCACCCCCTTAAAATTTTCAACCTTTATGTATCCCTTTGGATTTCATTCGGGTTGAATGTTACCAATATTGAATTGGTATCCCCATCTTCTGGTAAACCAACTATCAACACAACATCGTGTGAAGAAAGCGATGTATCTACATACTGGACAGCTCCACTGTTCGATGCCAATAGAAGATCACAAGCCTCACCGCATCTTGCCGCAACAGCTAATCCTGTTCCACAAGGAGCTCTGAAAGTAACCCCAAGATTCATTGCTGCAACAATCACTGGAACATAACTTGTCCCGGCAACTGCGGCCGCCCCAGAAGTCCAGTATCCATTGGAAAGGTCAGTCCCTTTAAGCGAACGAGGAACTAACGCCCAACCAAATAGAGCTTGAGATGTTGATATCGCAATCGACACAAACCCACTGGAATCCAGAAACACAAAGGCTCCTCCGTTGGGATGAAACTTCTGCGAGTCTGTTACAGGAAGCATGACTGTGTTGTAGTTGCCTATTACTGGACCATACCTAACTTCACTCATTTGTACTCACCTCCTTAAAGTTTTCAATCCCTATGCTGTATCTCTTTGAATTGTATTTGGATTGATTGTTACTATTATTGAATTAGTGTCCCCATCCTCTGGTAAGGCGACATTCAATAGAACATCGGTTGAGGTCGTACCTGGCGTAGCATATTGAACAGTCCCATCATTGACTCCAACCAAATCGGAACACTCGCCAAGCCTTGCCGCAACAGCTGAAGCCGCAGTACAAGGAACTCTGTAAGCAACATTAGGATTCATTGCCGCTACGATTACAGGAACATAACTTACTCCAGTAGATGCCGCAGTCAAAGATGTCCAAAAGCCATTAGCAAGATCAGTTCGTGTAAGAGACCGGGGAACTAAAGCCCATCCAAACAAAGATGCAGTTGCTGTTATGGCAATACTTACCTTTCCGTTAGCATCCAAAAATACAAAGGCTGCCCCGTTAGGATGGAACATCTGTGCATCCGTTACAGGGAACATAACAGCGTTGTAACTGCCTATAACAGGCCCGTATCTAACCTCACTCATATATGTTCACCTCCTCTATTTTTTCTCTCTATCCTTCTTTCCTTGCTCCCGGCGTGCCTTGATTGCTCGCAATTGTTCAACCGTAACATGCTTATCCTCTGCCTCTTTCTTCTCCGCTTCAGTTGGCGGTTTTTTGCCTCTTACTGCTGGCGGAGCGCCAGGGCTTTCAATTTTCGGCGCATTGGGACCGGGTGTCTTTTTGGGTTGCTTCAGCTTTCCTCCAAGCTTACCCTCTCGGGCAAGTTGTCCAAGAACCATATCGTAGGCACTATTCGCTATTCCCTCAGGGTTATTGACAAGAACTTCAGGCGGAACTTCACGAAGCTTGGAACGAAGAAGAGATTCGGCTTTCGGTTCAAAACCAACCTGCCCCTGCAACCTACCTATCTGTGCTTCGATGACATTTGGAGAAGCCATCATCGGACCGATAGTCCTCGCTATACTGCGAGTAATTCGTGTTCCAATCAGATTGGTAAGCTTTTTAATCTCCGCATTTGTAAGTGGCACATCTGAATCTTCTCTTTCCTTTAAAAAAGTTTCCAAGTCGTCTGCCTCCTCTTGTTTTCCCCTGTCTTCAAGCTCTCGGACTTTGTCTTGAAGTCTTGCCTCAACTTCCCTTAACTTCCGTTCGTATTCCTTAGCGCGATTTTTGTAAGGAACTCCGAACTCATCTACTTCGGGTTTTACGCCTTCCGAAGCTGGCGGTGTTTCTTCTTCTTCTTCCTCTGTTTTTTCAGGAGGCGTTGTCTCCTCCTCTGAAATTTCTTCTTCAGTTTTTACAACTTCTTCCCCTGTAATAGGGTCAAACACTTTCTCTGTCTCCTTCATCTTGCTCCTCCTGTTACGCCTCTTACCCTCAGCGATGGGAGTAAGGAGGGCGAAATTAAAAAACCCGATTGGACTGATGGCTTTCAACAGAGTCATCAATCCTTTCGGGTCTTTCACCTCCGCCAGACCCGAGTCGCAGCGGAGGATTTAGCGTTACTACCTATTTTATTTTCAAAGTGAAAACTTTCTTTTAGGTTTCGCTTTCTCTTTTTCTATCAAAGCTGTTAATTTTTCTTTCTCTTTTAATGCTTCGTTAACGCCTTTGGTGTAAGATTTCTCAATATCTCTAATCTCTCCTAAAACTTTTATCTCTCTGGCTATTGATTTAACTTCAGCAAGTTCCCTGTCAGTAGAAATATCTTTATTTATTCCCAAGAGAATACTATCTCTATGTCTTTTTAATGCTTCTATTCTGTCATTTATAATATTGGTTGCTTCTTTCCACGGTCCAAAATCTGATAAACCTTTTAATCCCTTTGCACTCCTGATTATCGCGTTACACTGCTCCAACTTCTTCTGGTAGTTTGGGTCCTGTAATTTCTGCACCTGCACCTCCTGTTGGTGTTGGCGGAGTCGCACCTGCTACCGGTGGCGTTCCTCCAAGACCTAATATTTGGAAAAGCATTTGAAAGCGTTTTTCAATTTCGCCTCTTGCCTCTTCCGATATTCCCTGCATTCTCTCTTTAACAAGTTCCCTTAATGCCTGTTTTATTCTTTTCAAATTCTCTTTCTCCATCTGTTCTGGAGTGGGAAGAATATCTGAGCTAATCTCTAAACCAGACCTATCAACCATTTCCCTGATTACATTCCAGAACCTTACGCGGTCTTGCATAATTTCCGGCGTTTGTATTAAAAGACCAGCAATTTCTTTAAACTTCGCTTCTTCAACCATCTCGTTCATTCCTGTTGTTGAACATCGCAGTCCAAACTCCATTCCCTTAATTTTTAATTCCTGTCTTGTTAATGGTTCAAATTTATATTTATCTCCTGTCAATTCTCTGATTACTGTTCCTTCTCCCTCTTCCTCATCATTAAACCCAAACTCATAGTAAAGAGATAAAATCTGGTAGGCAAGTTCAGCAAAGGAAGGGTCAAGACAATCTATGTAATCGCTAATCCCGATGTCCTGTTGCTGAAGTAAAGCGAGTGTCTTTGTTGCCGGCGCTCTCGGGTCAGTCGCCGATTCTTTCCCTGTGGCTGATGTAGTGATTTTTGTTGTCAACTCTCCCATTCTCTCCAACATCTGTTCTTCAGCAATTAAATCTGTAATCGGCGCTCCCTGAATTCTTACCTGCTCAAAATCATCTGGATGTTCCAGCCAATAGACTATTCCTTTAGCAAGTTCTAAACGACTTTCTTCTACATCAGCACCCTTTCGCCCTTTGAAAAATGGAATATTCGCTATCGTTCCCCTGTCAATTCTCTGGTTGTGTGCGGCGTTAGCGTATAAGTTTATATCCCAGAGTTTTTCCGCAAATCCCTCGCCATCAAATCCATCTCCCTCATCAATCCTGAAAGGAATGAAGAAATCTCTGCCGTGCCAAAATCCGTAATTCTCGCAACGCAAAAGATATTCAACGCCAGCCTCTGCGTCTTTTATAATAGTTATCAGCAACGCTTCTTCTTTCTTCTTACAATCATCAACATCGTATTTATAAATAGCCTTGACACATTCAAGTCGTTTCTTCGTATAGTCAGGATTTTTCTCTTCTTTATCGTCTTTCTCTCCGCCTAATTTTGCTTTTAACGCCTCTAAAGACTCTCCGCCATTATCCTCTCCGTATTCTCCCGCCTCATACCTTGCGACAATCTCATACCAACTCTGCCAGAACCTTTGCCCTTTTACTTTCGCTTTCTCAGGGTCAATAATATCTTTGTGAATTATAAAATCTCTTCGGTCAATTACGTCTACCCTAACTCCTCTGAATTTGTAATCCTCATACTCAACAGGAATTTCAATCCCTGTTTCTGGCTCTTTCTCCAAATCTCTAAGATAAGCCCGATACTCTTTCTCTTCCATACCTCCTTCTTCAGCCGATGGAAAATCTTCTTTAAAGTCCATCAAAGCATTATCGCCTTTATAAATTTTTACATCCTTGACAATTTCTTTCTCCTCAACCCAGTAGGGATGGGCTATTGCTGTTCCGTGTTTAGCAACCTTCTTGACAAGCCGACGGATTGTTCGCTTTAGTTTTATTTCTGTCCTCATAAGGAAATCAATAACCGTTTCAATACGAGGAGCAAGTTTATTCTGCTCATCAGTCCCCGGCTTCGCAACCATCATCTTGCCACGACCAAGAAGTTGCTTCATCCATCGAGCTACTCCTCCGCTAATTGCTATCCGAATCATAGGGTGATTGATATTTGAACAACCATCCCAGGGTTCTGTCTTCTCTGGTAAATCCCCTGCGGCGAGTTTATCGTAACCGTTGATAGTTTCTTCTAAATCTGGATTGCTGTTAATCGCTTCGTCAAGGTCTTCGATAATGCTACCCAGAATATCTTTCTTGTCCTTACTGTCAAGATTAAGTTTCTTTTCTTTAAGAAGTTTTAACTGCATATCATTTCCTTTTTCGTCTTCTGGGTTTCATTCCGTGTTCAATACCGTGTAATAATCTCATTGCACTTTTTGCCTTGCGAACACTTTTACATTTTTGCTTTTTCGACCAACCATCTTTTTTATGAAGAATCGTTTTCCCTTTGCGTTTGTAGGGCATTATCTCTTCCTCCTCTTAATCATGCGTTCCTCCGGGAAGAAAAATGTTTCTGCCTACTCTCAATATCGAAGATTTCTTTTGGGATTGCTTAGTATTCGCCATAACTGTATTCAATGCTTCTATCAAAAGGTCTAAGCATTGCTCTCTTGTCTTTCTCTCTTTAAACTTCTGTAACTCCTCAACCTTTGGACCTGCGATAATCATTCCTCCCGTCTTCTTGGAAACTCCGACGATAAACCAAATATCAACATCGCTGACAGGTAAACCTGCTAATGGCTTAACTGTTTCTTGGGGTTTCCCATTGCCTTTGTCTTTCGTTGGTTCGGTCATCTAATCCTCCCTGCTTTAGAAAATCGCTTATCCTCTGAAGTCATTGCTGGTTTCACTATCTTTACCTTCGGCACTATGTATCTTGGATTACTCATTAGCCAGTAGTAGAGTAACTTCGGAAAGCATTGATGCTTCTCTTCTGGCTTCTCAACAGGGTCTTTGGTTTCCGCAGACCTACCAGTCCTGTCCCCGATAACCCAATGCTCAAACGCGTAGATGTGATTGTAGCAGTGATTAAGCACATACCACTTCGGATGGATCTTAAAAGTACCGTCCTCTCTCTTCTCATACTTCAAATGCTCGTTCAACTGCTTCCTGGCTGTCTCCTCAAACTTCTTGAAGAGTTTTAGCTGAGGACCAAACTTGATTCCTCTCTTGGCATACTCTTGGGCTACCGTTAATTGACTGTTCGGGTACTTATGAGCATACCAGTAAGGGTCAAGTATCCTCTCCTGTATCTTCCCATCAATCTTCAAGTCAACCTCTATGTGCTTGATTATCTTGGCTATGTCGTCGAAGTCAAGAGAACAGGATTTCATCTTGTGAAAGGGTTCATTAGGCCATTCGTGGATAGTGAACTTGTGTCCGTGATAATTGACTGCTCCCCAGGATATTGCCGGAGGTCTTGCATCGTGAGGGTCAAGTATCATAAAATAGGAGTACAGGTCGCGAGGAAGTTCATCGATACCGTGAACAGTCCTGTCAAATATCTTATGAACCCGGCCATAGAACTTTTGAGGTCTACCGTGAAGTCTTGCCTCTCTTTCGTCAGGATCGTATTCCGCCGCCTTGTCCATTATGTCCTCATGCTTCCTTTGTCCTCTGAGTCCGTGTTCAATGCAATTCTCCTCTGCGTCGCCATAGTAAACGACTATCTTCTTCTTGTCTTCCCGGGGAGTTATATCATCAAACACCCAGGCAGAAGCCGAGAGAGGAGCAAAGCCGATAAATATAAATCTATTAGTCCTCATTCTTGCTACCGTAGATTTGTAAACCCAATCCAGAGGTTCTTCGTCAAGAATAGCCCAGTCAAGATCCACGCTTTCAAACTCCTTCGGTTTCTGGTCGTAGGTCATAATGTCAAAGTAACAACCATTCTTGAAGTTCCAGACACTCTCAAAGTTCCTACCGGCCTTCCTGGACTTGTAAGTACCTTTGATAAGCCACTTCTGAAGCTCCGGGACTATCTTCTCCTCAACAGTAGTCCCATCGCTTATAATTCTTCCCTTGGAAGGTCGCTTGAAGTTCTTGAAGAATGGAGTATTAAACCATTCGTTGGTCGGTCCATATATCATATTGCCGACAAAGTTAACCTCTAAAGCCGACTTGCCAAAGTCATTAGCGGCAGAGAGAATAACAGTATTGGTCTCCGGTTTTACCATCTTGATTACATTCTCTTGACCGCCATTGGGTACAAAGTATTTAAGCCCTTCCTCAGAATAAAGCCTTAATACTTCCAGTTTAAGGGTCTTCTCTTCTTCATCAAGAGCCTTCAAATTAGCCTCAACTGTCTCCGAGTCGAGTTTATCCGTCTGTAAATGACCTGAGGTTTCCATCCTATCCCCCTGAAATTACCTTGCCGACCTCTGACGCCTGCCCTTTCCATTCTGCCGAGTTCCAAAAATCGAACCCGAAAAACAGGCAAAAATGACCAATTCGTGTTACGACTTTCTTCAGAATAACCCTTACTAATTGAAAATATTCTCCCATCAAGATACATATAATTAATATTATGTTAACTTTTTTCATCTGCCTTATCCTTCTGTAACTGCTTACCCTTGCGAGATATAACCCCTTGGGCCTGTTTCAATATCTTCCGTTGCTCCTGGATATCCAAAAGCCTCTGGTCTATCTCCGGCATACTCAACCCCACGCGCTCGGTTACATCACCAACCAATAATAACGCCTTGTCTATTGCCGTTGCTATCGAAATGAATAAACTGGAGGCGGCGGTCTTCTGTAACTTCCTATCAGTAATGAAATTAAACATCCGATTTGCCTGATTCCAAAGCTTTTGTGCCATTTTCCTTTTTTCTATGTCCCTCAACTGTCCTAAGTTATCTATCTCATGCTGAATCTTATTTACCGCATTCTTACCAAGACTAACTCTATTAGATATAGTTCTAACACTATATCCTTGAGCAGTTAAGATCTTAACTCTTTCTCTTACTTCATCTGGAATTTGCTTATTACCTTTTCTCTTCATTTAAACCATCTCCTATAATAATCTCTGGTACTAATAAATATATAAATCTTATAGTAAGTAATAATATAAATATAGTCAGTAGGTTTACGAACCACATGTCCATACTCCATAAAATAAAAAAGCCGGGTTATCTATCTCTAATAGATAACTCGGCAAATAATTTACTTGACTATTCCCTAAATCTAAATATAATAAAAAGTGGCGGTTAGACATAGTGATTAGTCCTCACTATTAAGTTTAACCGCCTACTTATAGTTTGTCAATATAATTTTTGGGAGGGGAGTTCCCTTCCCTAACTACTTTAAAAACCTAAAATGCCTCTGTAAATTAACGATTCTCTTTCCCCATTCCCCATTATTATAGACAGACCCTTTAGGCAAATTAGAATTGATAATACCAGTCTTGTTATAAATAATGTGTTGAGTAATATCAAACCATCTTTGCCTTAATTCTTTCCTTAATTCTTTCTGAGATACCCAATAATCACTACTCCAAATCCCGGACCTTAAAGGATTCCTGCTAAATCTTTTCCTAAAGTTACAACTCTTGAGTAACTTAACAAAGTTAGTAAATTCATTCTCATAGGCTAAAGGATTCTCTTTAATCAAGACAACCCGTTGAGTTCGATAGATACCTTTCCTGGCAAAAGTTTTAACATCATCAATTAGTTTCCAATTCTTTAAATCTTCTAAACTCTGGCGTTCATGAGAGAATAAAGGCTCATTATACCAAGTATAATATCTGTAACCTTTCTCAGCATAAGCCTTTAGTTTTAACTCTGCCCTTTCTTCTTCTGTTAAGTTCTTGACCTGTTCACCACCATTATTTTTTACTTGTAATATGTGATGACACTCTTCCCTACGGAACTTCCACAAGGGACAACTACAGCCATAATTCCCCTGTTTATCAAGTGCCACGATCCAAACACCCTCTCCAGAAGATTTTGGAACTTCCCATCTCTTAATCCATTTGTCAACCATTCAACCCTCCTTTCTAAATTTTAAACGAAAGCGCCAACATCAACACAATCAAGAGATAAACCAAGACTCGGCAGGTATGCCATACCAGGACAGTTTCCGGGCCCATCTTTACTACCTCCTTTACTTTGGTTTTTCTACAGCAACGCAAAGACAAAAAAAATTAAGTACTATCTCGGTGTTTCTCTAACCATTCTTTTATTATCTTCTTTAAAGCATTATTCAAAGAACGATATTTTTTAAGTGCTTTCTTCCTGAAAGGGTTAGCCAGTTTTTCGCATTCTTCTTTGCCATAAAAAGTAACTGTGATTTTGTCTGTTTCTACTCCCATTTTGCTTCTCCTTTTCTACTGTAGAAAGTATACATCAATAGCCAAATCTTGTCAAGTGTTATTTTTATTTATTTTCAATTCCCCGACGATAAAGAAATTTTACCATACCCTTGACTTCTGCTAATTATCTGCCTGATCCTTTTCTCACTTATCCCAAACTCAAGCGATAATTTTTTGTAAGAAAATCCCTGTTGCCTTGATTTTACAAGCCAAGCATTTCTCTTTTTTGTAAGTTCTACAACCCGGTGTTGTGTCTCCCGGTGTTCTTTAATGAGGCTTTGGATTTTCGGATCTAATTCGTTGTTCATCTGCCTCCTTCGGTTCAAAAAGTTCCTGGACAAACTTTAGCTCCTGTTCCCTCTTCTTCGCGTCTGCCTCCGCGATCCTGATAATAAAACCTTCCAATTCCCGGATTCTGTCATCCTTGTACTGCGTGAGCAGACCAGACAAGATATAGCCACCGTAAAATAGTAGGATACCTAAAACAATCAGCCAAATCATTTTTTGCTCCTTAATTCTTTTAAAATTTCTTTCATAGTAATTTTTGTCATTTCATCTTCTATTCTATCATCACAGATTTTACCATTTTGAGGACAAACCCTACAGCCAAAAGCCCTCATTCCCTTTTCAAATAGTATATTTCTGGATACTAAACAAAAACCACACTCATCACCTATGCCATAATATCTTTGCCCGTATTTTACTATCTCTTTCCATTTCTTAATAGAAACCCTTTTTGCTAACTTATAATCAGTACTATTGCTAATTTCTTTTTGTGCCTGTTTTAAGGTGTAGTGTTTCATTTTCCCTCCTTAAATAAAGTATAAACTAAAAATCCAGCCAATTTACTTCTTACTTCTGCTAAAGATTTCTTCCCAAATTGCCGAAAACCTAATAAACTCTCCCTATCATAAACAGAGCCATCTAATTTATATTTTTTGAGATCCCCTAAAGTTTTTATTTTTGCTCTACCAAAACAATTCAAAGTTCTAACAGACCAATCCGAAACGAAACGAATCGGAATTTCTGATAAATCTTTTGGAATAATAACTTTGATAATTTTTTGTGTAATAGGTTTGCCTTCTTTATAATTTAGATAGAAAGAAACATTACCAAATTGGAGTTGCCAATTAAGTTTCCTGAGTGCCTTTGCTTCAAGTTGTCTTATTCTTTCTCTTGTAACACCGATAATTTTAGCAACCTTTTCTAATGTAAACTCATTAAAAACTCTAAATTTTAAAACATTGCGTTCTCTTTCTGGTAACTTTTTTAAAATCTTCTCTACTTGTTGCCTAAAATTTTTCGCTAAACGACATAACACTAAAAGTTCATAAGCTTCAAATTTCATCTTTGACCTCCTCTTATAAAGTCCGTCAATAGTTTTATTATAGCCCTGATTTACTTCTACCATTCGTTCAAATGAGCCTTTAGAAAACCCAGTACCATATAACTTATTCTTTTTACTCAACCCAATCCTCCCCTTAATTATTTAGACCTTTCCCAACTCTTTAGAAAGTAATATTCATAGATAAATATGTAAAGAATTGAAGCAAAAATATGAGTCCATAAAACTTTATGATGAGTTAAAAGATATAGCCACATTTGTTTTCGGTTTAGAAACCAAAGAATATTAGTCTCCCAATAATCTTTTGAAGTGTCCATTATTTCCCCTCCGGTTGCTCTTCAAACCATAAACATAAGGCAAGGCATGACCAAAGGTCAGCTTTCACTCCATACAACACGCCTGGACTTTTCTTATACCCGATTGCTTTTTCTTTCCCACCGAAGCGGTCTATTATTGCCTGTCTTATATTGCTATCTTTAGCCTTGGTGGAATTACAAAAATGGAGTTTAATTTCCCGGCGCCCAATCTGAACTATTGGTATGTGCCGGTTTTCTGCCCTCTCTAAAAATCTACCGATAGCCTTAGCAGTTTCAAAAACACTTTTACCGACAGGCATTCCAAAACACTGGATATCCTCTATTACTACGATATCTACTTCAAAGGCTACTGGGAAGTCTGTATTAAGGAATATTCCTTTTTCAATAATTCTTTGCTTTTCTGTATCCCATATTACCCACCAACTATTTTCGGACCCGGGATCTATTCCTAAGATTATCATGGCTTCTCCCTCCCCTCATTACAAATTTTCCCATTACTCATCTTCTCAACCGCGCTTTCCATTTCTTCCTCTGTTGCCTTAATCTTTTTCTTTTCAAGATACTCATTAAGATTTAATTTATAATCAAGATGTTGCATTGGTAGGGTCAACCAATCTTTAACTGCTTGTTCTAATTTAGTCATTAACCGACCTTCCCTTTCCGTTAGCCATATTTTCAGGGGCAGTCATTGTAACAGATTGTCATCTTTGCTATTTTTATCTTGGTCTTAATAAACTTCATTGTTACAACCCTTTTGCTATACCTATACCAATAATCCTTACTCACATGCTCTCGGCATTTCTTCTCAAATTCATACCAGGTCCGATTATCAACATCAAGGAATTCCTTCCCACAAAGTGGGCATTTGTAGACCCATACAGCTGTCTGGGGTATTATAGAACGCCGGAGATGACAAAAATATTCTATCTCCAGCAACCATCCCCAAATAAATATCGTATCCAAATTTTCTATTCTCTTTCTTTTCCTTCTCATTCCGGGAACTCCTGCCTCTTTCTTCTTTTCTCATAATACTTTCCTAATTCATACGCATCTGGAAACCGCTTTATCATCTCTGCCGAACAAGGACATAATGTTTTTGGTGTATACCATTGACATTGTGTATCGCAAGTTCCCCTGCCATCTCTACCCTTAAAATATGCTCCGCAAGTTTGCCTTCTTATTTTCATTTCTTCCCTTCCCAACAATCCGGGCAGAACCACTTCTTGCCCTTGCGTTTCCAACCATCAAGTTTAAGAAGCCAAGTTAAGTATTTTTTGGTATATCCTAAAGTTTCTCCGCATAACAAAGGAGAAATAAGGCGTTCGTCTTGTCGCCAACGATTAAAATCCTTTCCGCATTTGCCACATTTGGCAATATAAACCACTTTCTGCTGAATCATTCTTTGCCTCCTTTAATCTACCTTTTCTAATCCTTTATCTTCAAGATAACCACAGCTTTCACAGGATACGAGACAGCTTGGGATTAAAACGCCACAATACACACAGGGAGCGAGATTGTGTTTTTCCTTCAAATGTTTTATTTCTTTTTTTGTATATTTCCAATAGGGTTTATCTTTATGAATTTTGTTCATTTCCCCTCCTTCACCCTCAAAATTCCCTTTGCTTCGGCGATAACTTTTGCTATAAATGGAATATGATAATGCTCGGAAATCCCACATCCTGATAACTTCTCTTCCACTTTCTTCTTATCAACTTCCACATCCTCCAGCCTGACAAATCCTGCGTCAAGGATGACTTGGGCTAAATCAAGCGGTGGACATCCATCCAGGTCTCCACTATTAACGCATTCAGGATAATTCTCGCAGTCAGTCGTTTCATTACATAAAGTCTTTCTTAAAAGATTAAATATTTCCTCTCTTGCGTTCATTAGTCCTCCTCAATCAAACCCTGTTCTTCCCAAATTCCCCAAGAATAATATCTTAATTGCTTTTCCTCTTCAATAAACCATAACTCACTCATTTAAGCCTCCTGATTTTCTTTTAAGTTACAAAGTTTTTTATTGCCATCACAGGTTGCTACAAAATAACCCTTCGCTTTTTTACATTCGTATTCTGTATAAGGCGTTCCATTGTCGCCTTCTTCAAGCGGTGGTTCTACCCAAGTATATTCAAGATAAAATTTACATTTCCTCACTTTTCGCTTGGGCATCTTAAGTTCCCTAAAGTTTACAGAGAAGTTTCAAACCACCCCATAATGCTTACTTTCTTTCTTTTACACTTGTTACATTCCTTTGATATCTGCACCTGAGTATTATCATTTATTGCTCGCACTTTCTTAACTATAAACTTACCTTGATACATACACCTGCAATCTTCTGGTTCTTCTGCTTTTAATTTCTTTTCTATTGCCTCTAATGTAATTCTCATCTCATCCCTCCTCTATTCCTTTTTCTCTGGTAAAAGTTCAAGTAACTTTTCAATTAAATCATTCCCATAGATACAATTTTGACAGGTTAATCCACCATCCTTTTCGTCTTTAGCAAAACAATACGAATTATCATAGTTAACACAGTAATCCTCAAGTTTTAGTATGTTTTCTAATTTCACATCATCCCTCCTCTATCAACTTATTCTCCAATAATCTTAATGTTTAGGCGACCCAGCTAATGCTATTTGATAAGCATACTTTTCTGGTGGCCATTCCAACTCTATTCCCAGCTGTTTCATTGTTTCCGTTACATTTACTCCATAGGCTTCTGGAGCAGTCAAAATTATACCACTAAAAAATCTTTTATGTCTTTCTATGGCTTCTCTTAATTGTTTTCTCGCAGTTCCTTGCCAATACAGACAACACCTTAACTGATACTTAGACCATTTTGGATGTGCAACCCTCATCTTTTCAATGTGTCTGCCTAAATCAAATTTATTCCATAT